GCCCGCACGCACGACGAGCGAAACCTCGCCACGATCACGGCGAGCCTGCGCCGCTTCGGCCAGCAGAAACCGATTGTGGTGGATACGTCGGGCGTGGTCCGTGCCGGGAACGGCACCCTGGCCGCCGCAGCGTCGCTCGGTTGGGACACCGTAGAAGTTGTCGAAACAGACCTCCAAGGCTCAGAGGCGACCGCCTACGCCATAGCAGACAATCGCACGGCGGAACTCGCGGGGTGGGATAGCGACGTTCTTGCCGCAACGCTGGGTGCTATCGCTGCTGACGATCCTGATTTGCTTGCGGCAGCGGGTTATGATGCCGACGAGCTGGCCGCGATGCAGGACGAACTTTTCAGTGGTGACGGCGATGCGGCAAGCAGTGATCAGGGCGTTACGTTGGCAGAGCGATTTGGCGTTCCACCATTTTCCGTGTTGGACGCACGGCAAGGCTACTGGCAAGATCGCAAGCGGGCATGGCTTGCGATGGGTATTCAAAGCGAACTAGGGCGAGGTGGTGGCGGCATCATCGGAGGGGCACCGCTGCCCCTCGATCGTCAGGAGACAACCTTATATGCAAGCAAGAAAGCGAGGGGCGACGGCAGGGGGCGACCCATGAAATGATCGAACTAACGACAGCAGAACACGACGGCATAACGGTAGTGCGTGACGATCTAATGCCGGGCGGAACTAAGGCGAGAGTCCTCCCGCAGATGCTGGGCGGCAGCACCCCGGTGGAGTACGTCTACGCTTCGCCGGTGTATGGTTACGCACAAATAGCGTTAGCACAAACAGCAAGCCAGCTAGGGAAACGGGCGACGATATTTTGCGCGAAGCGAAAGAGGAGGCACCAACGAACGTTAGAAGCGGAAAACGCAGGTGCGAGAATTGTAGAAATAGAACACGGGTATTTAACAGTTGTGCGGAAGGCGGCTCGTCAGTATTGCCAAGTGTCTGGCGCGGCGATGATGCCGTTCGGATTTGACAGCGCGGTGTTTATCGACGGCCTAGCAGACGTTGCGAGATCCCTGGATGTTCAGCCTACTGAGGTGTGGGCGGTTTCTGGGTCCGGCGTTTTGATGCGAGCGTTACAGCAGGCGTGGCCGTTGGCGTCTTTTAACGCAGTGCGTATTGGTGCGAAACCAAACGTCGGCAAGGCAACGTTGTACGAAGCACCGGAGAAGTTTGAGCAGGACGCGAAGCGACCACCACCGTTTCCGTCTTGCAGTAACTACGACGCGAAGGCGCGGCAGTTCGTTAAGCGGCACGCTACACCGGGGGCGTTGTTTTGGAACGTGGCGGGATAGCTTATGAGTATCGAGATTTTAAGGCGGCAACACCAACGGAGAAAAGTTCATCAACGTCGTGGCCCATTTGTTCATAGAGGGGGCGGTTGGAAATAGCAGTCCAAGCCCGAGTAATTGCAACCTTTTGTTCGCCAAGACGAGGAAACCTAGCGGCAATGCGCAGCGCCTCGGTCCAGTCCTCGGCGTTCATTGCAGATTTTACTTGAGATAGTTTTGTAACCATATCAACACCTTACGCGACACCCGGCAGGGAGCAACTAAAAATGGGGACAAATGCTAGATGTTTCGGGCAGGATTTAATGCGTGGCGAGCACGTAGTGGGGGGGGCATGAGTAAAGCGGCACCAGGAGGCAGTCGGTTACCGGCAGCAAACATAGGGGCGAACGGAAAGTTCGAACGAGGCGATCTGCACCAAGGAGTTGACTCGGCGGGAGGCAGCGGAACGTCAATATTCGACCCCGTCCTCTGTGAGCTAGCGTACCGTTGGTACAGCCCACCAGGCGGAACGGTCCTAGACCCGTTCGCAGGCGGATCGGTGCGCGGCATAGTCGCCAGCAAGTTAGGACGCGAGTACGTGGGTGTTGAGCTGCGAGAGGAGCAGGTGGAGGCCAATCGCGAGCAGGCGAAGGCGATTTGTGATACCTCTCAGCCTGTCTGGCATTGCGGCGACAGCAAGGATATACCGACAATATGCGAAGGCGTTGAGGCCGACCTAGTCTTTACTTGTCCACCCTATGCAGACCTTGAAGTGTACAGCGAAGACCCGCGAGATATTTCAACGATGGAATACCCGCAGTTTCTAAAAGCATACAGGGAAATAATAAACCACTCGTGCGGACTGCTCAGGGATAATCGGTTCGCGTGCATCGTGGTAGGCGAGGTGCGGGGCAAGGGTGGCGGATATTACAACTTTGTGAGCGACACAATATCTGCGTTCTTAGATGCAGGTCTTTCCTACTATAACGAATCTATTCTTGTAACTGCCGTTGGCAGTCTGCCGATACGGGCAGGTCGACAGTTTGCATCAGGCCGGAAGATTGGAAAGACCCACCAAAACGTCCTGACGTTTGTGAAGGGCGACGGCAAGGAAGCAGCTAATTCATGCGGAGAAATAGAAGCGTGGGAACCCGAAAGCGAAGAACAGGAGGCAGTTCGATGAAAGGCCGCAGACCAATACCCGCAGCGATCAAGATACACGAAGGCAACCCCGGCAAGCGACCGATTCAAGAGGAACCGAAACCGATGCAAGGTTTGCCGATGCCGCTCGACACGCTCGACGATACCGCCAAGGGAATCTGGGACGATGTGCTTCGCACGATGGGATGCAGCGGCGCGATTACGTTGGCCGAAGCACCGCTGCTTGAACTGTTCGCGGCGACGTACTCGAACTACAAAAAGGCCGAAGCTATGGTCGAGTTTAGCGGGTTCGCTTTGAAAGTCACCGCTAAGGATGGCACGATCACTTGGAAGCCTAGCCCGTTCTGTTCAGAGATGCACCGCTTCCGCGATGCTGCTTTAAAAATGCTAGTCGAGCTTGGCATGACACCCGTCGCCCGCGCTCGCATTGGACTCGAAAAACAAAGCACCGACGACTTCACCAGCCAATATATTTCCTAATGATAACCGAAGCTCACGACCCTGGACCGCTCACCGTTGCCGGATACGATCCCTACGCGAGCGAATCGAATTGCACCTACGATCCAGTCGCGGGCGAGAAGTCGCTGCGCTATTTCAAGGAAGGACTGCACCATGTAAAGGGTCCGCTTGCAGGTCAGCCGTTCACGCTCGCACCGTGGCAGGCCGACGTAAACCGGCTGATGTTTGGTTGGAAACGACCAGACGGCTCGCGGCGTTATCGCGTGGTCTTTATATCGGTGCCACGCAAGAACGGAAAATCTACATGGATGGCAGGCAACGCAACCTACGTTCTGGTTGCTGACGGCGAAGGCGGTGCCGAGTGCTACTGCGCAGCGTGCGACCGCGAGCAAGCAAGCCTCGTGTTCAACCTCGCGGCGTCGATGATTCGCAGCAAGCCGCAACTCGCGGCACAGTGTAAGATACGCGACAGCCAAAAGCGTATCATCTTCAAGGATAGTTTCTTGCGAGCGATCCCCGCGAACGAAGGCGGCTCGCATGGGTTCAACTCGCACTATATCAACGGCGATGAAATCCACGCTTGGCCCGGTCGTGATTTCTATGATGTGCTTCATACTTCGACAGGCGCACGCACGCAGCCGCTAGAAACCTACATCACCACCGCAGGCTACGACCGCAATTCAATCTGCTATGAAATCTACACCTACGCGAAGCAAGTCCGAGACGGAAAGATCGTTGATGATACGTTCTTACCGATCATCTACGAAGCAGAGGAAGCCGACGATTGGACCGACCCAGACATCTGGGCGAAGGCGAACCCGAATCTCGGCGTGAGTATTTCGTTGGAGTACATCGAGCGCGAGTGCAAGAAAGCGAAAGACAATCCCGCTTTTGAAAACACGTTCCGTCGCCTGCATCTTAACCAATGGACCTCGCAAGAATCCCGCTGGCTACAGATGGAAAAGTGGCGGAACTGCCCCGGCACCACACCAGACATCCCGAATGGTGCCGCCGTATACGGTGGGCTGGACTTGTCGAGCAATGTGGACATCACCGCTTGGGTGATCGCGCAGCCCGTAGACGATAGATGGAAACTGCAAGGGCATTACTTTATTCCAGAAGGACGCATGCGGCAGGCGGAACTACGCGACCGCGTTCCATATTCTAAGTGGGTCAAGGCCGGCTGGGTGACAGCCACGCCCGGCGATGCGATTGATTATAGCTATGTGCATCGAAGGATCGAGGACGATTCAGAGCGATACAGAATCGGTGCCGTAGCATACGACCCGTGGAACGCAGAACCAACGCGAATACACCTAGAAAACGCCGGTATAACGATGGTCAAAATGCGTCAGGGGATGCAATCGCTGAGCACGCCATGCAAGGAACTAGAGCGGTGCGTGATCGAGGGAAAACTAGACCACGGCGGCGATCCGGTATTGGCGTGGATGGCCGACAACGTGCAAGTGAAAACAGACGACAACGGAAATATTCGGCCGGTCAAACCAGACCACGCCGGCAGCGCAAAACGGATTGATGGCATTGTAGCAGCGGTGATGGCTATCGGCGTCGGCCAGCTAACCGAGCCACAGGCGGCAAGTATTTATGAAACGCCAGGGATGTTAACGCTATGAACGAAAACTTTGAATTGCTTGTTATGCCCGGCGCGAGCCAGGCCACAGAGAACCGGCCCATTCAGGCCATGGCTACCCAAACGAAAGAGGATAGATTCTTTACCGCGTCGAGCGCCGGCGGTCAGAGCGACAGCGGCGAAGTGGTGAACCCAACCACGGCGCTCGGTCACGGCCCAGTTTGGCAAGCGGTCAACATCCTGGCCGGTGACGTAGGACAGCTCCCATTCTGGAAGATGCGCAAGTCTGGTGATTCGACCGGCAAGGACCGAGGGCACCCGCTTAACTACGCGCTAACTGTCGAGCCTAATCCGTGGCAGAACCCGAGCGTCTGGAAAGAGACGATGATGAGCCACGCGCTGCTGTGGGGCAACGGCATCTCTGTCATTCAGCGGCTACCGGGCGGTGGCGTTTGGTTCATGCCGCTAATGCCCGATGTGACTTTTTATGCGGAAGTGTCGCCCGGCGAATTTTGGATAACAACCAGAATCAGCAATAAGGAAAAAGCGTTTCCATACGAGGACTGTTTCCACGTTCGGGGATTGCAGTCTAACGGATTCTGGGGAATGTCGGCGGTAGACGTAGCGCGTAACGTACTAGGTCACGGCCTGGCGCTGCAGGCGCACGGCAACCGGACATTCAAGAACGACGCGCGGCCGAGCGGTGTACTGCGTACAGACTCGCCATTTAATGCCGACGCCCACAAGAACTTGCGCCAGGAATGGTACGATACACAGGGCGGCGATAACCGTAGAAGCATTGCGATATTATGGGAGGGCTTGCAGTTTCAACCAATGTCCGTGAGTAACGAGGACAGCCAATGGCTAGAGGCCAGGAAGCTCGATCGCGAGTTTGTCGCCAGCTTGTTTAATCTGCCGGCGTTCAAACTAAACGCATTGGAAAATTCGGCCGTCCGTTCCAACCTGGAAGAACAGAACCGCGACTATTTCCAAACCAGCCTGAGCCGCTGGACAAATAGATTTGCGGAAGAGGCGCGGCGCAAGTTGTTGACGCGAGAGCTTCGGGCCAGTGGAGACCATTGGTTCCGCTGGTTCCCAGAAGCGTTTCTGCGTGGCGACATTGAAAAGAGAATGAAGAGTTACAGCTTGGCGATTGCATCGCGGATATTGAACCCGAACGAAGCGCGAGCCCGCGAAGACCTCGACCCCTACGAAGGCGGCGACGAATACATTAACCCGGCGATCAGCCAGGCCGGGCAGAACGAAGCGGCGCAGCAGGCCAAGGCCGTGGCAATGGTAGAGGAACAAGTGCACGCGATTCTCGACATAGAAGCAAACCGTGTCGAGCGGGCAGCGGCTACGTCAAAGAATTTCGTTGCATGGGCCGAGCGGTTCTATTCGGAGTTCTGCACGATCTGCGAGGACCGATTAACGACACCTTGCGAGCTGGCTGAGCTATTAGGCGTCACAACAGACTGGCGAAGTACCTGCGAGAACTACACCCGCGACAGTTTGCAAGAACTGCTTTCGATCACCGAAGTGGTTACGCAGAGCGGACTATCGAAGGCCGGCACGGATCGGGCCAAGGCGATTAGGGAACAGGCGAAGGAATTAACTAGAGCAATCCTTTCAGGAGTCAATCATGGCTGAGATATTTATTTATGACATTATAGGAGAAGGTCTTTTTGAGGACGGCGTAACGGCGGCCGGTGTTCGGGATGAGCTGAAGGCCGCAGACGGCGCTGATGTTCTGGTGCGGATCAACTCGCCCGGCGGCAATCCGTTTGAAGGCGTTGCCATAAAGACGCTCCTCGACGGCTACGACGGCAGCGTGTCTGTGCAAGTAGACGGGCTCGCGGCTTCGGCTGCGTCGATCATTGCCCTGGCCGGTAGCAGCGTTGCCATGGCCGATGGTGCAATGCTGATGGTCCACGACCCGTGGACAATAACGGTTGGCGATGAGGCTGAGCACCAGCGGACCACCAGCGCCCTAGGCAAGATCGCAGACAGTATGGCTGGGATGTACGCCAAGCGGACCGGAGGCAGCTCAGACGCCATGCGTGAGCTGATGGTGGCCGAAACATGGATGGCGGCAGATGAAGCAATCGGGCAGGGGTTTGCGGATTCGCGGATAGAATCGCCGGCCGCAGCTTGCAAGATCCCGGAAGGGTTTGGGTACAAAAACGCCCCGAAGAACGCCCCGAAGCCAGCCACCAAAACGCCGGAACCCGTTACAAACAAGGCACAATACGCGGCCACGATACGGAAGCGGAAAATAGACTTGACGCGGGCCGAGATGCACGCATAGGATTAGGGCAACAACTCAACCACCTCTGGCGGGTGCTCTATCGAGCGATACCACAACGCCTGACGACACAGATCAACCCGTTGAGCAACGGCACGATTTGTTGACTTTCTAATTTTGGAAGTCGGCAGTACGTGCCGTTTTTTCGTTACGTCTGCCGACAAACATAAGGCAGATTTAACCATGATAAGCAAACGCGAGATTCTCGATTCAATCGAGACCCTAACCGATCAGGCTCAGGCGTTAAGCAACCTGGCGGAAAAAGAGACACGTGATTTCAGCGACGAAGAACAAGCGGAGTGGTCCGCTATCATGGGCGAAGACGGCACGTTGGCCGAAGCCAAAACCGCACTGGTCAAGGCTGAGAAGCTGGAAGCCGAGCGGGCCACGTTGGCACTGGCACGCCAAGCGCAGGCCGTTACGCCCCAACCGTTCGCCGGTGCAACAACGATTGAAGGCAACGGCAATACACAGCTAGCCGTACCTGCAACGTATCGCAGGATCGGAAAGCTGAGGGCGTTTAAGGGTCAGGATGGTGAGCGTGACGCTTACGATTCCGGCCAGTTCTTAATGGCGCTGATGGGCCGTCTAGGTGGTCAGGTCAACGAAGCGGCCGAGCAGCGATGCCAGGCGCGGGGCTGGGATATTCGAGCCACGGCAACCGAAGGCACGCCAAGTGCCGGTGGTTACTTGGTGCCTAGTCCGCTATCGAACGCAATCATCGATGTGCGGGACACCGCGGGTGTTTCCAGACAGCTCGGCCGTGTGATGCCGATGACCAGCGACACGCTCGACGTTGCGAAGAAAACGGCAGGTGCGACCGTTTATTATCCCGGCGAAGCAACGGCGATCACGGCCAGCGATCAGACTTGGGGCAACGTGTCGCTGAACGCTAAGAAACGTGCGATCCTTTCTTACGTTTCGCAAGAGCTGACTGACGACTCGATTATTGCGGTGATGGACGATTTGGCTTCGCAGATGGGGCTGGACCTCGCCGTGCAAGAGGATAACGAGTTTATCAACGGCGACGGCACGAGCACTTACGGCAACGTGAGCGGGCTGTCGTCTGCGATTGGCTCGGCCGGTAACTTTGACTGTGCAAGCGGCACGAACCTTTGGACCGAGTTGGCGATTCTG